TGGAAGAGAAGTATGGATTCACTCCTGAGTTGGGTAAGGTCGTAGATAATCCATACGTATCTGCATTTAAAAACGAAGCAACCTATTCAAGTGGATTATATATGATACTTGATAAGGATGGTAAAGTCGTTGATAAGGGTCTTAAAAATAATATGTGGTATTCCTTTGAAAAGTTTAAACGTAAGGGAACACATTACATCGTATCAAAGAAAAACCTAAGTAAAGCACAATCACTTATCAAAAAGTATCAGTCAGACCTTAGTAATAATAAGTTCAGAGACTCGATGTTTAAACTATATAGTGAATCGGTATCAACCGAAGCATTATCAGATTACGAAAAAGATGATGTTGACTACGAAGAACTATACAAAGACTACCTCTACTCTAAGAAGAGAAGAAATGAAGGTGATGAGTCTGACTCGGATATGGCAGTAGACCAATTAGAGGCTTCAATCAAAAAAGCACAAGAGTTAATCACAAAACTTCGTGGTAAGGGTGACTTAGAACCTTGGGTTCAGTCTCTAATCACAAAAGCAGAAGATTACATCTCAACAGTATCAGACTATGGTGAAGTTGAAGAGTATGATGTTGAAAGTGAGCAAGACATCAAAGAGTTCGCTGAGTTTATGAGAGAGTATTCTCAAAAACTAAATTTACATAAGGGTGAAACTCCAAAAGATTTATACGAAGCAGAATACCAAGGTAGAAAAGTTGAACTTGGTAAGATTATGCAAGGTGATGTTAAGAAGTTCAAAGTATATGTAAACAACGACAAAGGTAATGTTGTAAAGGTAAACTTTGGACAAAAGGGTATGACTATAAAAAAAGATAATCCAGATGCTCGTAAATCTTTCAGAGCAAGAATGAATTGTGACTCTCCAGGTCCAAGATGGAAAGCAAGATATTGGTCGTGTCGTAAGTGGTAACTTAATTAACTCCGAGTTACATACTTATATAAACAAGTAAGTTTAACAAAAGAGAAAATTATGACAAGACTTAAAATTTGGTTCATCAATCTATGGAATAGATTATTGAACAAGACAACCATCGATGAACAAATCATGGAAACAGTAGCAGATGCAAAGGAAAAGCTACAATCAGTTAAAGAAGAGTTTGCAGACGTAGCAGAAGAACTTAAAGACGTAATGTCGGCTGTCAAAGGAAAAGTTACTAAAAGTAAACTCCGTTCTATGACAAAAGCACAATTATTTGAAGCTGCTGTAAAAGACCACGGCGTTCAATTAGATTCTACGCTTAACAAAACGAACCTTATTAACAAAGTTTACGAACTTTACAACAAGTAATTTGTGAGAAAGTATTTCGGAGATATCAAGACCCTTCTGATAGTAGTATTAGGAGTTATTATATTTTTGACACGGAGTTGTCAGAACGGGTCTGATATTACCGAACCTCAAGTAATTACTGAAGTAGTTACAAAGTGGGATACTGTAGAAGTTGAAAAAACTAAATACATTCCCAAGATTGTAGAAAAGGTAGTAATCAATATTGACACATTCTCAGTTCCAATTGACACGGTTTCAGTTTTAAAAGATTATTACGCAAAGTATTTCTATACAGACACAATCCTAATAGACACACTTGGTTCTATTGTAGTAAACGATACAATCACACGAAACTTAATTTCGTTTAGGGATGTTCAATCCAATATTCTAATTCCAACAACTACAATTACAAATACTGTTTACCTTAACAAAAGAGAATTCTTTGGGGGTATTTCGGTAGGTGGGACTCCATCTCAATTGGATTATATAAATGGTGAACTCCTATACAAAGGTAAGAAACGAAATGCATATGGTATTGGGGTTGGGGTTAATAACCAATTTGAACCCATCTATACATTTAAGATGTATTGGAAATTAAGTAAGTAATATGCCAGATATAAAAACACTTATCAGAGAAGAGTGGATAAAGTGCGCTAAAGACCCAGTTTACTTCTTTAAAAAATATTGTTATATCCAACATCCGCACCGAGGTAAGATTTTGTTTAATCTATACCCATTCCAAGAGGATTTGATGAGTAATGTGAACGATAATCGATTCAATGTTATTCTAAAGTCGAGGCAGTTGGGTATATCAACCTTATCAGCAGGGTACTCACTTTGGTTGATGTTGTTTCACGAAGATAAGAATATTCTTGTAATCGCAACCAAACAAGAGGTCGCTAAGAACCTTGTAACAAAGGTTCGTTTTATGCACGATAACTTACCATCGTGGTTAAAAGGTCAAACGGAAGAAGATAACAAACTATCATTACGATTGAGAAATGGTTCTCAAATAAAAGCAACATCAGCAGCAGGTGACGCGGGCCGTTCTGAAGCATTATCGATGTTGATTATTGATGAGGCTGCATTTATTAACAATGTGGAAGAGATTTGGACTTCGGCACAATCTACACTTTCTACTGGTGGGGGTGCAATTGTATTATCTACTCCAAATGGTGTGGGTAATTGGTTTCACAAGATTTGGGTTCAAGGTCAACAAGGTGACCAATGGTTTCCAACAGAACTGCATTGGAGTGTACATCCTGAACGAGACCAATTTTGGAGAGATGAACAAGAAACACTATTAGGAGCCAAAGGTGCTGCTCAAGAGTGTGATTGTGACTTTATTTCATCTGGTCATACTGTTGTTGAGGGTGCTACATTACAATGGTATGAGGAAACATATGTCAAAGACCCGTTGGAAAAACGAGGTTTCGATGGTAACTACTGGTTATGGGATTATCCAAATTATTCTCGTGATTATGTTGTCGTAGCTGATGTCGCACGAGGTGACTCATCGGATTATTCAGCATTCCACGTTTTTGATGTAGAGACTGTTGAACAAGTCGCAGAATACAAAGGTAAGTTAGACACCAAACAATATGGTGCTATGTTAGCATCGGTGGCAACTGATTGGAACAATGCAATGTTGGTTATTGAAAACGCAAATATTGGATGGGCTGTAATTCAAGAAGTAATCGATAGAAGTTACAATAACCTATATTATTCGTATAGAGATTTAGGTTATGTTGATGATGACATACATCTAAGAAAAGGGTTTGACCTTAAACGAAAAGAGGATATGGTTCCTGGATTTACAATGTCATCAAGAACACGGCCTTTGGTAATATCTAAGTTAGATATGTATATGAGAGAAAGAACCCCTATAATCCATTCTAAGAGACTTATAGATGAATTGTTTGTATTCATATGGAATGGTAGTAGAGCTGAAGCACAACGAGGTTATAATGATGACTTGGTAATGTCCTTCTCAACCGGATTGTGGGTTCGTGACACCGCATTAAAATTAAGACAACAGGGTATGGATTTGACCCGTACCACATTAAGTCATATGGGTAAATCGAGTACTGGTGTATACTCACAACGAAACCTTGGCCAAGACCCTTGGAAGCAAAAAGACCAACGTGGAAATGACAACGATTTAACTTGGTTACTATAAATTTGGTAGTTAAGTTTATTTTTTGTATATTTATAGTTTATAAGAGTATACACTTTTAGTTAGAGACAGTATTATGGCAAATAAATCGCTATTTAGTAGGTTAGGTAGATTGTTCAACACTCAAGTTGTTGTTCGTAGAATTGGTAAAGGTAAAACTCAAGCAATTGATACACAAAGATTACAATCTCAAGGTAACCTTCGTGGTTCATCATATTATGATAGGTTTGGTAGATTACATACCAGTCGTAGAAACTGGGAGACCTATAATAATCAATTCAACTATCATTCAAACAAGTTAGAATTGTATACTGATTACGAAGCGATGGATAAGGATTCTATCATCTCATCAGTTCTTGATATTTACGCAGATGAATGTACTCTAAAAAATGATGTAGGTGATGTTATCCGTATTAAGACCAATGACGAGGATGTGAAGAAAATTCTTCATAACTTATTTTACGATGTTTTAAATATCGAGTTTAATCTTTGGGCTTGGATTCGTGGTATGAGTAAGTATGGTGACTACTACTTACACTTGGATATTGAAGAAGGTGTTGGTATTGTAAATGTATCACCAATGTCAGCATACGAAGTAGAACGTGAAGAAGGATTTAATCCAGAGAACCCATATGAAGTTAGATTTAAGTTGGGTTCTATGGGTGCAGCTCACGGAGCAAGTGTAAATAAGAATGCAGAATTCTTTGAGTTCTACCAAATTGCTCACTTTCGTTTAATGGCGGATACAAACTTCCTACCTTATGGTCGTTCACTATTAGAGGGGGCAAGAAAGACTTGGAAGCAATTAACTCTTATGGAAGATGCGATGATGATTCATAGAATTATGAGAGCACCTGAAAGAAGAATCTTTAAGATTGATGTAGGTAACATTCCACCAAGTGAGGTGGATAACCATATGAGAGGTATTATCGACCAAATGAAGAAGATTCCATATCTCGACCAAAACACTGGTGACTATAACCTCAAGTTTAACTTGATGAATATGTTGGATGACTATTACCTACCAGTTCGTGGTGGACAAAGTGGTACTGAGATTGATTCATTAAG